AAGCTGGTCCAACTACACCACCATTTTTTCCAGATCCTCCTATGGGAAGTGGTTCTTCTGCTGGTGGGGCGGCCGCTGGAGGTGCAGCAGGCGCAGCAGGAACAGCAGGTTCTTCTGGATTTTCTGGAGTAACTGTTTCAGCTTAAAAATATAATGGAGAAATAAAATGGCAAATACTGTGTTTGGACGATTAGGATATAATTTTGATTCAGTTAATTTTGAAGGTGCGGATCAACTTTTAGATGGAGCAAAGAAAAATTTAGAAATACAAAAAAACAGTTTGTATACTTGGCAATATAGAGATGTTGCGGATTCAACTGCTATTAGAAGTAGATATTATAGAAATCCCACAGCAAATCTTTATATCACATTACGCAATACTGCAAATTCAATTACTTTATTGGCACAAAATCTTTCATTATCGAATATCGCCACACAAGCAAATAATTTTATTCTTGAGTTAGATAGATTCAAATCACACACTGATAATATCTCTGGTGTAATTGACACGACTGCCGATGGATTTACTGTGGATGCAGACATACCTGAGTATGAATCCGCTATGGGAGTAGGAGAAACATTAGTCCAAATTCTTTATGCTGCCGATAATGTGGCAAATACAGTTGGAGCATTGGGCAGTTTTACTAGTTTATATATTAACAATCAATTAACATCGAATGCGTCAATACTTGCCAATGCTTACGCCTCATTGAATTCATCAATAATAGTTAGTGGATTTCCAGTAACTCAATCGTCTAATTTGGGTGGTTTGGCACTGGAAACAATCAACTCATATATTTCTATTGCTAATACGATGATTGCTACTCGTAGATTACATGATTGGAATTTTTTTAAAAAAGCAAACGAAATTGCCAGAGATATGGGAACAGTTTCACAGTTTAACAATATGGGTAAAATGAAATCACATCTTGTTTATTATAAAGTAGGAACAGATGGATTGATAGCAAATGTGTCAGCACCCATATACCACGATTCAAACACAGGTATTTTTCCCACATAAATGGATAAATAGCATATGGCCACAGTTACAACAGATGTAGTACGAGATTTTAAGGATTTGGACTTATCGTTCATTGTCCATCCTGTCAAAAAGGATATTAATAAACATGTCGGTGTCAAGGCAGTTATTAATTCGATAAAAAATCTAGTGCTCACCAATCACTACGAAAAACCATTCCAACCAGAAATAGGTTCGAATGTTCGTAAACTATTGTTTGAACATCTTGATCCTATAACGGCAATCGCTCTACAGAGAGAAATATATCAAGTCATAAAAAATTATGAACCGAGAGCTATTTCTAATTCCGAAGAAGATATTCAAGTCATTGTCAAACCCGACTATGATAAAAATGCTTTTTCAGTGGAAGTATATTTTAAAGTTATTAATCAATCACTACCAATTACAATCACTTTTTTCCTTGAACGGAATCGATAAATGGCTGCTCGTTTACAAATTACAGACCTTGATTTTGATACAATCAAAACTAACTTAAAAAATTATTTAAAACAACAATCAGAGTTTACAGACTATGACTTCGAGGGTGCTGGTCTAAATGTTTTACTAGACATTCTGGCATATAATACACACTATAACGCATACTATTTAAACATGGTTGCGAATGAATCCTTTTTGGATACGGCAATCACTCGTGCTGCTGTAGTGTCACACGCCAAGACACTCAATTATGTTCCCTATTCAATTACTGCTCCAAAAGCAACAATAAACGTATCTGTTGAAACTGCGACATCCGTTGATGGGACTGCAACTATCCCACGTGGTTTTGCCTTTTATTCTGAGGCAATTGATAATCGTTCATATAATTTCGTAACTATTGAAGACGTAACTGTTTCCAAAACAGGAACACAATATGTTTTTGAAAATATTGATATCTATGAAGGTCAGTATGCAACGTTCAGTCAAGTTTATGATTCAGCATCAAATCCAAAATCTGTGTTTGTGATACCAAACCAAAATGTTGATACCAGAACACTTAAAGTTACTGTTAATCCTAATGTAGCAAATACAACGAGTTTTACTTATAGTAAAGTAACAGATATCCTTGATGTAACGGCATCGTCACTAGTTTATTTTTTAAATGAAGGACTTGATGGAAAATACCAAATTAGTTTTGGTGACGGCGTAATAGGAGAAGCATTACTGGATGGTTCAGTTATAACTGTTAATTATTTGATTACTTCTGGCACAGCCGCAAATAAAGCAAATTCATTTATAAGTTCAGCATTTATAGGTGGTTATTCCAACATAATTACATCTTTAGTATCAACTGCTTCTGGTGGTTCTTTTCGAGAAGATTTAGACTCAATTAAGTTTTCTACCGCATCACAATTTGCTACACAGAATAGATTGGTAACATTTAAAGATTATGAAACATATATTTTACAAAACTATACTTCTTTAGATTCCATTTCTGTTTGGGGTGGGGAGGATGAAGAAAAACCAGTTTATGGTAAAGTGTTTATTTCTTTAAAACCAAAAGCAAATTATTATATTTCAGAAGCAGAAAAACAAAGAATTATCGATGAGGTTATAAAACCCAAAGCAATTGTTACCACTGATGTAATTATTCGTGATCCTGAATACTTGTATATACTTTTGGAAAATACGGTTAGATATGACCCAAGAAAAACAACTTTGACTGAAGGACTTCTTAAAGAGAATATACGAAATGCAATTATAAATTATAACAGTGTTTACTTGAATAAATTTTCCTCCAAGTTTGTGTTATCCAAACTTCAAAAAACTATTGATAACACGGAATTAAATTCGTTTTTTGGTTCACAATCAACTGTTCGTGTTCAAAAAAGATTACTTCCTTCTTTGATCTCCGAGAAACCATACACAGTTAATTTCAATTTTCCACTTTTTAGGGGAACTATTGGTAATAAATTAACTTCTACTTTTTTCACGACTTTGGAAAATGGTGTTGAAAGACAAGTTCAATTTGAAGAAGTTCCTCAATCGTTTTCGGGGATATCCTATGTTGAAGTTTTAAATCCAGGTATTGATTATACTTCCCCTCCAACTATAACTATTACAGGTGACGGTATTGGAGCAGAAGCGTACGCTGTATTAGTCAATGGAAAAATTTCTAAAATAGAGATAACCAATCGTGGTATTGATTACACACGTGCTATTATCACTATTTCTGGTGGCGGAGGATATGGTGCATCTGCTATTCCAGTAATTGACTCAAGAACAGGAACTTTACGAACAGTTTATTATAATCAATTCTCCGAAAGACAAATTGTTAATTCAAATGCGGGTACTATTGATTATAATCTCGGAACATTAAAAATTAATGATATTAGAATTCTATCCGTAGTTTCAACTGATGGATTTATTCGTTTTACTATAGAATCCGAGAATACGGTAATTAAAACCAATAGAAATACTATTGTAACAATTGATGATACTGACCCAACTGCTATTTCAACTGTATTAATTGTTGAACAATAATGAGCGATCTAAAAACTTCGGTTCTTATAAATCGACAAATTCCTGAGTATATTAGGGAAGAGTATCCTACGTTTATTGCATTTGTTGAAGCATACTATGAGTTTCTTGAAAATAAACAAGGAACAAATAATAATGATTTGACTAGTAAAGCAAAAGATTTAAGAACTAATTTTGATGTTGATGCATCAATTAATCAGTTTGAGGATAACTTTTTTAACACCTATGCCAATCTATTGCCACGTGATGTATCAGTGGATAAAGCGACATTGATAAAAAATGTCTTACCATTGTATCTCTCTAAAGGTTCGGAAAAATCTTTTAAGTTTTTATTCAGAATGTTATTCGATGAAGAGTTGGATATCATTTATCCAAAGAATAATGTTCTTCGTGCTTCTGCTGGTAATTGGGTAGTAGATAACAAACTTCGTGTTAATCAAGATATAGCAACTGTTTATACATGTAACGGAACAGTCAAAACATTTATACTGGCACAATTCTCAACTCTTAATGACATTACCGTTTATGTCAATGATGTAGTTCAATCATCGGGTTTTTCACTACGCAGAGAGTATCGTAAGATTATATTTGACACTCCACCCGCAAGTGGGTCAGTTGTCAAGATTGTTTATCAAGCATTCAATATCGACCTATTAAACAATAGAAAAATAACAGGAGCATCTTCGGGTGCTACTGCTATTGTGGAAAGATCGTCACGAAGAATTATTACTGACCAATTGAACTTGGGTCTTCCAATCGAATTAGTCATCAGCACAAAAACTTTGTTCGGTAACTTTCAAAATGGTGAAGTTGTAAATACGGACATTATAGATTCGAATGGTGTTTTGATTTCTGTTCAAGCCACTACATTTTCTATTATTAGAAGAATCAATATAATAGAGGGTGGCAACAGTTACAATGTTGGTGATGTTGTGGTGGTTAGTGGTGGAGGTTCAACTCTTGATGCTACTGCTATTATCGATGATGTCTTTGAAGGTTATATCGATAACATCAATATCAATAGTGGTGGTGCGGTATTTACTGATGCGTCAGGTATCAATGTTTCTGGAAATGCTTCTGCTTTTCTAAGTCTTGTGGTTGATGGTATTGATGTATCTGGTGCTAACGCAGGAAATGTTTATTCCGTATCTACTGATACAATTTCTGATTTTCCTGGATTGAGCATCTTAGCCACCAATTATGGTTTCACTGGACAGAAAGTTGCTAACTCGAATTCTACAACACGAATATCTGATGCTCTGACATTCCAGAACCTAACCGTTGGTCCGATTTCAAATGTAAAGATTCTTTTGTCAACCACTCCAACAACTGTAACACCAGTGCTTGATGCTGTCGGTGCTGCTTATCAAGTAGCAAATAATACGGTTACTCATACGGCAAGAGGATTTGGTTCGATTGGTCGATTCAAAATAAATTCTGGTGGTTCGGGATATGTTCCAGGTGATGAAATAGTATTTGGACCTAATCCTCGAATGTCTTTTGGAGCAGGAGCTGCTGCCGTAGTTTCTCGCACAAGTGCTATAGGTGCCATCACTCGTATTGAAGTTCAACCCCCAAGAATTGCTGGAACTGCGAATATTGTTTCTACCAATGCCTACGTCACAGGAACAGGAACATTTTTCGGCAGTGAGTTAAAAG